TGAGGTGAATCCTCCCCATACTCGGCGATGATCTGCTCATAAGTATTCTTGTCAGTCCCCTCAACCTCCCTGGCATCAATCTGCCGGCCCTTCCAAAAATCCCGCTTGCCATGAAATGTCTCAAAGAAATACCCACTGTTTCTCCTTGGGTTACTAAACGCAAACCAGTATCTATCTAGGATGTTCTCGGTAAAGAACCCCGCACCCACCGCCCAGATGGGGTCTGGTATTCCGCTCGCCTCGTCAAAAATCAACATCATCCCGTCGTGGTTGTGTACACCCGCATAAGCGTCCGGGTTTTCTTCACTCCACAACTTGCCCTCTGCCGCCCAGTAGCGCGTACCCTTTTTAAGATCGCGCTCAACCAGTTCCGTTAACCACGCAGCCGGTACGATCTTCGTGGCGCTGATCTCCCACCAATGGCTGTTGATAATCATCGCTTGCCATTTGGTCAACTCACCCCACGTCACCGAGCGTAGCTGGCTCTCGCTGTTGGCCGACACAATCACCGTGGAGCCAATCCGCGTTGACAGCATCCACAATATCAGCCAACTCACCAGCGCAGACTTGCCAATACCCCGTCCGCTGGACACCGCCTCGCGCAGCGTCTGCATATCCACCTGCCCCTGGTTGTCCTTAATGTGCTTGGCAATGTCCCTTAAAATCTCCCGCTGCCACTTCCTCGGCCCACTAAACTTAGCCAACGGCGTATTCGGCTGACCCCACGGAAACGCAAACAACACGAACGCCTCCGGATTGTCCGCAACCGCCGGCGACCATAGCTTGGTCATCAGGATTTGTTCGTCTTCGGCGCTGTAACGAGTTTTTTGCATTTTTTAAAAAATAAAAAAAATTCTTGTGGGGGTACCGTTACCGTGACCCGTCGCCCGCCGGCCCTACCCGGCCCCCTCGGCGCGTGGCGGGAATCGGCGGCGGCCCTGCCGGTGGTCGAAGAATCGGCGCTAAGCCGTTGATTTCATTGGTTTTTTACCTCAACGCGGTCAACCGTAACGGCGTCCGTAACAAGCGTAACGGGGTCTGTTACGGTTAGTAACGGCGCATCCATCTCGATGATCTCAGCCTCAATCAAGCGTGCTTGCGCCTGGGCGAGCGCGTCGGTAATGCTGATGTTGCCGCTCAGTTCGATCTGCCGAGGCGCTTCGGTCCAGCGCATCTGCGTCTTAGTCCACCAGATTAGCGACGCCACGTCGCCCGCCATTGCCTTCTGAAAGAGCGTCTGCCCAATGCCAGCACTAGCTTTAGCCCTGCCGCGCTCAAGCTCGGTCATGAAGTACTTGCGCAGCGTCGTCGTGTTTATGCCATCGCCGATCAACGGCGCGATGTGATGCTCGGCCACTCCCCAGTTCGCCAACTTCTCAACCATTTCTCGATCTTTGTCATTCGGCTCAAACGGATGCCGACCTGCGTTTGGGCGAGCACCTCCATTCTTCTTCTTTTCTTGAACTGAATTTTCACTTTTCGCCATTTCCCAATTTTCCCCTCAAAGTGAAACCTTTGCGTAACGTAACGCTCCGCATCGTACCGTAACACCGTAACACCCTAAAGGGTGTGTTACGTTACGTTACGGTAAACTCGCCTTTGCCGCCGTAACAATGTTACGGCATGTTACGGCGTGTTACGGTTGTTACGGACTAACTTTTAGAATTAATTTAGACCCCAAGACTGTATCTTTAACCAGCCATCCTTTATCGTGCTTGCCTATAATTTCAGCATCCGTTAGATCCCTGATGATCATCCCCGGTCTAGCTGAAGACTTCAGATGCTGGTCCACCGAGTTGGCTTTGATGCCTTGCTCAAGCAGAAACGTCTTGAACGCCTCCCTGCTGACGTAGGGCATCTCATCCACAACTTCAGCCCCGCCAACAAACCAAGCGCGTTCCAAATTGGTTTTGTGTTCTGCCAGTTTGTCCTCTTTTGGTTGTGGCATCCGAAGATCGCCCTCTGCGAACATCTCAAACACCGCACCAGGCAGCGGCATCCCATCCTCGTCCTGCCAACCTAGGTCTACCGGGCTTAGGCATCCAAATAAATCTGCTGGTTCTGGTGCATCCTTTTGCTTGGTGCAGCTAACGATGATTTTGTGCGTCTTGCCATGAACCAAGATGCTTGCATCCAATGCCCCGCGCCACGCGCTAGAACCTCGAGCACGCTGTTTGGCTTCGTTACTGTGCCCAAGGTGGTGAATGAGCATTGTCGTGGCGCTGAGAGCCATTGAGACCACATTGCAGGCATTGATCATGGCGCGTGAGTCTTTGGCGCTGTTCTCATCCCCTGACATATGGTTGTTCAGTGTGTCGATGTTAACCAGCGCGACTGGATCGGAGGTCAACGCCCGGACTGCCGCGATCACCTGCGTTGCAGCGCCTGGTCCATCCATGTCAATGGCCTTGTTGCTAATCAGCAAGTTGTCCAAACTGTTTACGTTGTTTCGCTTGCACCAGCTCGCAATGCGCTGGCGCATCCCGTAGTTACCTTCACCAGCGAGATACACAACGATGCCTGGCTTGGTGCGGATGCCGTGCCAGTCAATCCCGCTGGCTATGCAACAAGCCATGTCCAACGCAACGAAAGTTTTACCCACTCCAGACTCGCCATACATCATGGTTGTGGCATATGCCGGAAGCCAACCCTTCACAATCCACGGCACAGGGCTTGGTTGGCCCAAGAAGCTCGTTGCGCGGGTTAGGAAGTAGTCTTGTGTGGGCTGCTCAGATAAAAGCGCGTCTGCGGCCTCTGAGCCGATTGCGCTACTGGCTGCGACATCCGAGTCAGGCTCATAGCGTGATACTGACCTTGCGATCTGCTTGATCTCGCTGCTTGGTAATGGGATCTCGCACCGTGTCTCGTTTGCAACACTAATCGCGGCCAGGATCTCGGCTTCAGTCATCCCAAACGAGCGCATTGCACCGGCAAGACTGGTCAGGCCATCGTTACGGTTACCTTGGATCAGATCGCCGTTGGTGGTAGGGGCGACCTTGCGCTGCCCAAGAAGCGGCAACCAATGGGTTGGTATTTCGGTTGGTGCTACACCGTCTAACGGATCGCTTGATGCCTCCCACTCGTAGGCGCGATTCTCAATTGTTGAGGGGTAGACGATGAAGTACCTGCCATCGGCCAACAGGTCTATCCCATCGGCTAGCTTGCAGGACCGGATGCCCTCAACGTGCTTGGCAACGTAGTGTTGCCCGCCACCTGCGGTCATCGCCATTACCCCGTCTGGGATCTGGCCGTGGTCAGATAGCCATTGCTGCCAACTGGCGTCGCCACCGTTGCGTGGGTCAATGTCAAACACCACGATCCCGCTGGCGCTGCCGCAAGCAATGCCGACGTTCAAGTTGGGGTTCTGCCCCCACCAACGCTGAATCTGGGCCGGGTCTGTCGTTGCATCGTTGACCCCGTGAGCGGTAGCTGGAACCTTGCCGTTTGGCACTACCGGCAGGACGCGCCAGCCCCATGAGGCGTAAGTCAGGGCGGCTTCAATCTTGTTCTGTTCAATCTTGTTCATGGTCTGCACGCAGCTTTCCCTCGGTCTTAACTTCAATCTCGTATTGGCGCGCCATCGGAGGCCTGTCACCCCACCGATAGATCACCTGGGGCCAGATTTGTAGCGCATCGGCGAGCTTTTTCAGCCCGCCAAAGTGCTTGATCGCTTCCTCTGTTGTCACTTTTTCACCTTGGGTTGAAACTTTCTGTTGACACTCTACGTGGAAACCGATACAGTAGCAACAACTGCACGAACGGATAGCCCGAATGTGCGGTTTCAACCAAGGAGTAACCATGAAGTTTGAAGAGAAAGAAGACCCGCCTTGGGTCATTATCTTGGCGTCAATTGCGGTAGGTGCATCTGCTGCTATCTGTTTGTTTCTTGCGTTAAGCGGAGGCATCTGATGGCAATTCAACTTAAACGCACGAAAGAAGCCACCGCGCAAGCGGTCAAGCTGCTGGTTTACGGTCAAGCCGGTGCAGGTAAGACCAGTCTTATCCCAACCTTGCCAACGCCGGTAATTTTGAGTGCCGAAGGCGGTTTGCTATCGATTGCAGATACTAATTTGCCGTTCATTGAGATCACGAGCATGGATGATCTTAGAGAGGCTTACAAGTGGCTGACTAGCAGCACCGAAGCGGCAGAGTTTGAGTCGGTGGCGCTGGACAGTATTAGCGAGATCGCCGAGGTGGTGCTGAACGCGGAGAAAAAGATCAATAAGGACCCGCGCGCTGCCTACGGTGCGATGCAGGAGCAGATGGCCGACATCATCCGAGGCTTCCGCGACTTGCCGGGTAAGCACGTCTACATGTCGGCAAAATTGGAAAAGACTCAGGACGAAATGGGCCGCGTCTTGTACGCACCCTCGATGCCTGGTAACAAGACCGGCCAGTCGTTGCCCTATTTCTTTGACGAGGTGCTGGCTTTGCGGGTTGAGAAAGATGCCGAAGGGATGACCCGCCGCGCTTTGATGACTGATGGCGATGGGTTGTGGCTTGCCAAGGACCGCAGCGGCAAACTGGACGTTTGGGAAGACGCCGATCTCGGCGACATCATAAGGAAGATTGGATCATGAGAGTGTTTGACGACATTACCTTGGACGAATTGGCCGAGCGTTGGATTGGCTACAAGGAAGCAGAGAAGGTTGCCGTTGAGTGCCGCCGCGAAATTGAAGACCAGATCGCAAAGCGGGTTCAGTTCCCCGAGACGTTTGAAGGGACTGAGAACGTGGTGCAAGTCGGGTCACCTTTCGCTATTAAGATTGAAGGTCGAGTTAACCGGACGGTCAACGCTGACAAGTTGCTGGTCATTGCCCATGAGACTGGTAGTGAAGATCATCTGTCTACGGTGTTCCGCTGGAAACCCGAGATCAATATGGCCGTCTGGAAAGCCACGGACGAGTCAATCACCAAACCGTTTGCGGCAGCTATTACTGCCAAGCCCGGTCGCCCATCGTTCACCATCACAAGGAAGTGAAATGCTTTTAGACGAAACCTTTGACGTTGCCTCGCTACCTCAGTCCGAGCGCAACTTTGAACCCCTGCCCGCTGGCTGGTACACCGCAACGATCTCCAACGCAGAAGTGATGCCAACGAAGATGGGCAACGGAAAGTACATCAAGATTCGCTATGACATCCAAGGCCCAACGCACCAAGGGCGCGTGGTGTTTGGCAACTTGAATGTGCGTAACCCCAACCCGAAGGCCGAGGAGATCGGTCGGCAGCAGTTGGGCGAGATCATGCGGGCGATTGGCCTGACTAGCTTGAAAGACACGGACCAGATGATCGGCGGCAACCTGTCGATCAAGTTGGATATTCGTATCTCGGAGCAGTATGGCAACAGCAACGAGGTTAAAGGGTTCAAGTCGTTGTCTGGCGGTGCTGCACCTGCGCCGAAGGCTGCGCCTGCTGCTCCGGCAGGTGGTGTAAAGGCCGCCCCACCGTGGGCCAAAAAATAATAGGCAAAAAAATGCCCCGGAGAAGTGCCGGGGCAAATCGATACCAAGGAGAGAGCACGTGAAGATACCTGACGCTCAGTATAGCATCCCAGAGCTAATTGACCAACATCATGCAGATAAACCAGAAAAGCCCCGCGCCCATCTTGGTGCAAGCCAATTAGGTCACGCTTGCGACCGCTGGTTGTGGCTGTCGTTTAGATGGGCGGTTGCAAGTAAGTTTGAAGGTCGTGTGTTGCGTATGTTTCGGCGCGGCCAGAACGAAGAAACCACGATCAAGGATGATCTCCAAGCCATTGGCATCCAGTTCAAGCCAGGGGTAGCGCAAGAACGGGTGGACTTTGGTTGCCACATCAGCGGAAGCATAGATGACATCGCACTATCTGGAGTGCCGGGAGCGCCATCAAAGAAACACGTTTGCGAATACAAAACACACAACCGGAAGAGCTTTGAGCAGGTTGAAGACAAGGGCGTGGAGCGTGCCAAGTTTGATCATTTTGTGCAAATGCAGTCTTATATGCACGGCACTGGTATTGACAGGGCGTTGTATGTGGCTGTCTGCAAAGATGACGACAGGCTTTATACCGAGCGGGTGGAGTACGACAAAGGCGTCGCCGAAAACGCAATAGCCCGTGGCAAACGCATCGCGCTATCAGACAGGATGCCAGAGCCACTCAGCGCAGACCCTAGCTGGTATCAATGCAAGTGGTGTCCAGCGCATGAGTTCTGCCACGGCGACCGCCTGACCAAAGAAGTTAACTGCCGCACCTGCGCCCATAGTACGGCTACCGAGGATTCCAAGTGGATCTGCGAGCGTCACGCTGGAAACGAGATTCCCGTTGAGTGGCAGCACGAGGGTTGCGGTAGCCATGTCCTGCACCCCGATATGGTCCCGTGGCAACGCAAAGAAGCCGGTGACGAGTGGCAGACCATTTACGTCATCAACGGCAAGGAAGTGGTGAACGGTGAGCCTAGGGACAATGTGTACGGGTCTAAGGAGTTGGTTGCTAACGCCGCCGCTTGTGCAGAGTCTGATGAAGGAATGATTGAGTTCCGCAAGATGTTTGATGCCCGAGTGGTGGGATGAATGAGTTGGCTTTATTCGCGGGCGCTGGTGGAGGAATACTCGGCGGCCACCTGCTCGGATGGCGAACAGTCTGCGCCGTTGAGTGGGAACCCTACGCAGCTTGCGTACTTGCCGCTCGACAGAATGACGGCATTCTCCCGCC